GCTGAACCACAAGCGCAAACGGCTGAAGCTGAAACTACGGAGGAAACCGTACCAGCGGCCCCAGCTACCCCTGATACGGACACCATTCTGGAAAACAAGCGCAATCAATGGCTATCGGAATGGAATCAATCTAAGGACAGGGAGCTGTCAAAGGTTCACCAGCAGTACCAGGCGCGAGAACGCGCCCTTCGGTCGCAAGCAAGACACCGGCTGGAGCAGGTGGGCGATGAAGACGCTGGGGCTTGGGAAGAACAACAGGCTCTCGGCGAAAAAGCCGCCGCCTACGACGCCATGCAGCAACAGGCACAGGCGTGGCAGGCGTGGAATGACTACACCGTCCAGATTGCAACAGCTTATGGTCTGAAAGCGGACGATGCGCGTCTGGCAAATGCACAAAATGCTGAACAGCTAGTCTCGCAGGCCAAGAACGCGATGGCAGAAGATGCCAAAGCGGAGCGAAAGCAAATGCGGGACGAAAAGGCTCAGACCAAAAAGGATGCCCTGGCAAAGAAAGCCGCCAGTGGTGACCTGGACAGTCTGAGTGGCGCACCTGCCGGAAAGGTGGGTGACCTACGCGATCAGTATAACCGTGCGAAGAAAGAAGTTAGGCGCGGAAACGTGATTGGACACACCGAGTTACGGATGAAATACCGTAAACTCGGACTAGATATATAGGAGAAATAAGACATGGCTGCTATAGACAGTCCGATTACTAGCTATTCGGATACTACTCCGCACAAGCGCGTAATTACGGACGTTATTGACCTGATTGACCCGACTGACGCTCCGGGCGTTGAGGCTCTCGGTGGTCTGGACGGTGCCAGCTCGAAGTTCCGTTTCGTGAACGGAAAGTCCACGAAGATGGAATGGCTTGAGGACACCCACGCACCACTCGCAGATGCCATCAATGACGGCAGCAACATCGATAACTCACAAGTCACGATCACTGTGGACGATGGCTCCATTTTCCAACCGGGGCATATCATCCTTATTGAGAGTGAGCAGATGTGGGTAAGTAGTGTCAGCTCCAACGTCCTCACGGTAGCAACCCGACCATATAGTGGTTCGGCAGCTACCCATGCTGACGACACCACTGTGACGATCGTGGGAATTGCACGGTTGGAGGGTGACGACTCTGACGCAGTGGCGTTCACTGACCGCACGGTTGGCTCGAACTACACCCAGATATTCCATCAGGAGATCAAGGTTTCGAGAACTCAGAACCAGGTTTCCCAGTATGGTATCCCTGAAGAGTTCGAGTATCAGTCCAACAAGGCTGTTCCACAACTGATGCGACTTGTCGAAAAGCAGATGTACCTCGGCGCCCGCAAAGCTGGCTCCGCTACCACGCCGCGTGCGTTTGGTGGTTTGGGTACGTTCGTTACCGACAATACCCTGGACTATGGCTCTGCCATTACCCAGGCAAACCTGGAAGACACGATGGAGTTGGCTTACAACGATGGCGGCTCACCGAGCATAGCCCTCTGTTCGCCGGCAAACATGCAGGTCATCAAGAACATATATGACGCAACAACCTTCCTGCGTGTTGAGCGCACTGAAGACACCATCGGTATGGTTATCCAGAACGTGATGACCCCGTTTGGTGAACTCAAACTGGTTATGGACCGCTGGGCGCCTGCGAATACAGTGTATTTGCTTGACCCAGAGCGTGCGGGATTCGTTACATACTTCCCGTTCACGTTCGAGCCACTTGCCAAGGTAGGTGACTACGAGCGCGGAGAGGTTGTAGGCGAGTTCTCGCTGTGTGTGCGGATGGACAAAGCACACGCCGCCCTGACCACATAAGGATAGGAGCGTAATATCGTAAGACTGCGTGGAGGCCGGTTATGTCGGTAATGCAAACACGACCCGTGTTCTTGTGTCGCCGCTGTAATCGGCCTCTCGCAGTTACTCATCTATCCACTGTTCAGCCAGATCCCGATGGGCGCCTGTTGCACGACATGATGTCCAATCTGCATAAGATCGCACTGTGTAAGGATTGCCGGAACCAACGCAACTGGTACGCCCAAAACGATAGGATCGAGGACTGGGAGGCGGGCAGACCGTGACCGTAAAGGTTGACGTAGGCATAGCTTGCTCCAAGTTCCAGTCCAATAACTGGTGGCAGCCGGTACTGACGCAGTTAGTCTCAGTTGCCCAGGAAGGTAAGATAGAGATCGGCAGGGTACATGCTGTTAGCAGCGCACTGCCGGACTACAACAAGAACTACATCCTTGATGACCGTAGACTTAGCCGTACCGACCATAATCGCAATAAGATAGCGGGTGGCTTCGTACGCGGGGATAGTGATTGGCTCTGGTTTCTAGATGACGATACGGTCCCGCCACAAGGCGCCCTTGAACACCTATTGGCTATGCGGCGTCCCTTCGTGGCTGGCTTATATCATCTAGCCAGACCACCGCACAATCCACTAGCATACATTCGGGATAATAATGGCATGTACGCCTCCCTCTGGGAGTACGAACATGGCACTATTGCGGAAGTAGATAGCGTCGGGATGGGTTGTACCCTGATACAAAAACGGGTATTCCTGGACATCATGGACCAGTACATCGAGTTTCAGCGCCCGGACGGTAGCATCGTACCGGTTCATAAGGACGATGTGGATAAGGACAGTAAAGACCTGAGTTTCTCCACGAACGGTATGGAGGCTAAGGTAGAGGCGATGGTTCTCCATACGCCGTTGAAGCATAAAGCAGATGATGATCCGCGTGCCTTTCCGTTCTTTGCGATGGAATACGGGCGCACCGAGGATCACTTCTTCTGTGAAATAGCGGGACGAATAGGCTACAGGCCGGTGGTGGACACCGCAGTAGTGTGTCAACACTGGCGTGAGTTCCCGCATGACAGGAAACAATTCGTGGACTATAAGGACAAGCACCCAGAGTTACAGTCCGGGATAGAGGGACTAAACTAGGTGAAGGTTCTTGATGTAGGTTGTGGAGACAAACAACAATGCCGCACTATATTTCCAGACGCGAAGATAACCACGCTGGACATAGACCCGGAAACGAAACCGGATGTGGTTGCGGACATAACGGAACCGCTGAAACTGAAGCGGAAGTTCGACGCGGTGTTCATGTCCCACGTAATCGAACATATACCCCGCCTACAGGTGGTGCCGACGTTGCAGAATGTGGGTGCGGTCCTGCGACGCCAGGGCAAGCTGTACGTGATAACTCCGTCACTGGAGTGGGCCGCACGACAGATAGTCTACGACGAGGATCTGCATGTCTCTGTTCTGGCTAGTGTGTTCGGGAGCCAGGATAGTCCGTGGCAGTTCCACCAGTGCGGGTTTACAATGATGCTCCTGCGCCAAGCCGTTAGAATGGCAGGGATGCAGGACATGGAAGCATATCAGAGCAGTTACACGCTAGACATGGAAAGCGGGCCGGTGAAGGCCCAGCAAAACATCGTAGTTGGATGGAAGGTGAGCGAAAATGGCAAAAACCCGTAAGCCCAAGTCGAGTGGTTTCGTAGCCAAGAAACTACCGAAGAACGTCACGGTGATAAAAGGCACGCCGTTCATTACTAAAAAGAAGAGCCGCAAGTAGTGAGCCAGACGTCACGCAGAGCAGAATTGAAGTGGCGTTTGTTTCAGGAAAGAGGAAATACTTGCGATTACTGTGGCAAAGATGGGGCAACCGACATGCACGAATGGCTTATAAAGCGTAGTGCGGTGCCAAAAGGAAAACAGCAGTTGAAGATATTCGATGAACGTAACTGCGCCTTGCTTCATCATACGTGCCACTTGGGAGAAGGACAGACTAAGGCGATGAAAGAGAAACTCGCTAGTGTCTTTATAGACCGTTATGGTCGGGGTCAATTGCTGGAGTTCGTGACGGGTCTTGAGTTACGCGACCCCAGTCACGCCCAGTTCCTGGTAGGTGCATAAGATGTACAAGAAACCGGGCAAAAAGAAGAAACGGAAATCCCGAAGGAAAAAGTAAATGGCTGTTACAGGACAGAACGTAATAGATAGACTAGACCAACTATTCGACGATACCGCTAATGCGCTCTGGACCACCACCCAGAAACTATCCGCAGTAAACGCTGCTATTGATGCAGCTTGGCCTGCCATCAAGGACGTGGACGTGGACAGTAGCCAGACCCTCGCGTCTTCTACGTTCGAGTACACACCTACCGCCACCCCGGAAGTGGAGTGGGGCTTCTCCACAGCATACGTTACGCTGGCGAATAACCCCAAGGTTCTACTTCGCAGGGTGCGCCAGAGGCAGGACGGCACCACATGGACAGTGGTTGTGCCGTCAGACCTAGCGGCGGAGTTTAGTGGCAAGACCCTGCACCTGCAATATAACGACAGGGTAGACCGTATTAGTGCCGCCACCGAGTCGATAGAGTTGCCGTTGGACTACCTCTCGAACTACGGTGCCTACTGGCTGTGTATTTCCCAGACCACGAAGGCAGCGCACTTCGATGTCAAGCCGTTCGCAGAGCTAGTGGGAGAGTTTCGCCAAGCCGCCGAACGCAGTAAGTTGAGTAATCGGCGCGGGGACATTCCACACATGATCGGCATAGGCCACGACTACGGGGCGGGAGAGTCCGCTATCGGACGTTACGGCGAGAATATCGTCACTAATCCCTAGTCATGCCTACTGCTGGCGGTTCCCATGACATCACCCTGAAGAGCGGTGCTACGACCTTCGGGTTCATGGTCGCTCCGGGTGAATACAATACCGAGCGGGTAGATGACTTCGCGCCCCGTATCGCCACTGGCACGGAGGCCAGAGTACGGGAAGGTTTCTGGGACGCATGGTCCCAGACCGGTATGACCGAGGGCATTGACCAGCTCACATTTGCCAGTGATAAGAAGGTCTACCGCACTGACGGTAATATCTTTCCTTTTGTAGACGAAGACATAACCCTGCACTCTGCGTGGAGCGCCACGGACAGTAGCAAGGTATCCACAGCACCTATGATCGTGGACTTTGGCGCAAGCACAGTTCTGGCTGCCATAGGCACCAAGGTCAGGCGCACCACCGATGACAGTACCTGGACCGACAGCTCCACCACGCTGGGCGCAAGTGCCGTCTGGCTACACCGGCACGGCAGTAACGTATTTGCGGCGGTGGGAGACAGTGCTGACCTTTACCGCTCCGCTGATGGGGACACCTGGACACAGCCTGCATCGGGACAGAAGGCTAGTTGTTTCACCACCTGGGAGAAGCCGGACGGTAATGTTTATCTGGTGCTGGGGACAGGCAGTACGATCAAGACTAGCACGGATAACGGTGCTACTTGGGCCACAGCCATCAATGTAGGGAACCCGGAAAGTGATGTCACGGGATTAGGCGTGGCGTTCGGACTGCTAATCATAGGCAAAGAGGATTCCATATTTTGGTATGACGGCACCAATCTGAACGAAATTACAGGCTTTTATAACCAGAAATATAGCGGCAACTGCAAGGCTCTCGTCTACCACGACGGCTTCCTATACACTCATATTTTAGGCCGGATCGTGAAGATAAGCCTATCGTCAGGTGTTATTAGCAACATGATAGACGTGACACCGCTAATGAAGGGTGACGAGAACAAGGATCTGCACGGTCACGGTATTCCTATCTGGCTCTGGAGCGGGCCTTTCCATCTTTATGCCGCATTTGACCAGGGCGAGAGTAATCTGCCCGAAGTGCTGGGGTATAACGGGATAGGCTGGCACCAGATGTACAGGGGAACAGCCGACGACACGATGAAAGCGGGTGGTTACTCGCGTAATCTTGCACGGTCTTACCTCAACGACGGCGCCACACGCAGCCGTAGACACACGACCCTGCGTGACACTCCACATGCTAGTTATCCTACTACGGGTAACTTCGAGACATCGGACTTCGATGGTGGGATGCCCTTCATGCTCAAGGCGTTCAGGGACGTATCGGTGGATGCGCGGAACCTTGACACGGGCGATGGGCGCAAGATCGCCGTATCGTATTCTACGGATAAGGGTGCGAGCTACACCGCTCTGGGCGACGTCACGGCAGACGGAAAGACGGTCCTGCCGTTCAGCGAGTCGGATATTACGACTACTAGCAAGCACCTGCGCCTCAAATTCACGCTTACACGCGGGTCAGACAGTACCGAAACACCCGTAATCGAGCGGTTTACCACCAGTTTCCTGCTCCGGCCAGACCCGATACGGGCATATCAGGTGGGACTGATCCTGGGTGGTACCCGTTTGCGGGACGGAACTGCTGAAACCAAGACCGTTAGAGAGCAGTTAGAGTTCCTAAAAGAGCTGGAAGGCAGTGAGAACCCGGTCCGTTTTGTGGATATGCTGGGTTGGCAGCACCTCATTTACGTCACAAAGACCTCTGTATTGCGCCCCAGTGAGGAGCAATTAGCAGCCGATAAGGACGAGCGCCAGGCTCAGGTGGTCATGGTAGACGCTACGAGCGGGCCTTGGCCGCAAATATCGGTGCCGGTGGACGCCACCGTGACCGTAGCAGCTACGCTAACAGACTCGCCCCCAACGTGGGACAACTTCAACTGGGACTTCGCAGAGTGGTAGAATAGGAGCAATTAATTATGGCAACAAGTTTAGTAACGACCCTGGGGCTTACAGCCCTTGCAAACCAGTGGACCGGCCTGAGTAGCCCCACCACGATGACCCACCTTGCGGTAGGTAGTGGTACTACCACACCTGCTCTGAGTGATACGGACATAGGGACTCAGATAGGATCGCGGGTCACCCCGGACACCAAGTCGGTCAGTGACGGCGTGATAACTGCGGAGCATTACTACGGGACGACGGAAGGTAACGGCACTATAGCCGAGGTAGGACTATTTTCTGCCTCCACTAGCGGTATCCTGCACGTTCACGGGCAACCGGCTGCTGCGGTCACAAAGACCACCAACAAGACCATGCGTATAACCGTGACGATCACACTGGCTAACCCGTAATGCCTAGAAGGTTAATGAGTAGCCCCCGCAAGGCACTATCAGCACCGCGCATCTTCATTAGAGCGCGAAAACTGGGGCGCATTGCCAAGCCAGACCTGCCCCCAATTGACATAGTTCCAGGGCTAAATAGCCCCGAAAGCCGCATTTACAAGGCGCTAAAGGAGTTAAAGATTAACTTTGACGTGCAACGAAATGTGTTCGGTGGTAGTATACTAGGGGGTGCAAGGGCCGACTTTCTCTTGCCTGACTACAAGATAAATCTTGAGT